GATGCGTTAGGCAACCAAACTCTTCAATGAAGCCATCATCTGTCGGTGCGTGCACAGCCGGTGTGCCGGTATACACTCCCAAGTTTACAGGCAACACACCACGCTCAAACGTGACCATTAGCTTATCGCGATATGCGACCATACCAGTGATAATCGCTGAGCCAAGAGATACACGAGGACCAAGATCAACGACAACAGCATCGTTCGGAGCGGGGTCGCCAAAGTGTGTGCCACTCGTGCCCTTAGCCGAGATGTAGATGGAACTTGGTTCACTTGGAACACCTGCGATTATAGTGTATTGCGAATGTGCAATCACATACTTGCCTACAGGCGTATTCACGTTCGATACCGTGGCAAGATCAACCAGGAACTCGACTTCCATATAGCGTGGATTGGTTGGATCACCGCTAATGATTATCGGTTTGTCACGACCATTGACGATGATCAGATCACTATTGAATATGGTGAAGTTCACTTCAACACTACCAGCAGGCCACAAGTTTGCACCTGCTTTCTGCAACGGCGTAAACGATCCATCGCCTTTCGATCTGACAATGGCACCACTAAACTGCACACTGATCACGTAGTCGTTGAAGTAGTAGCAGTTGACGACATCACTCGTGTCTGGGAGCGTAACGATAAGCTGTGTGCCTGGACGCACACTCTGTGATCCATCAATGGCACGCTCAATGTTATCCAACACCTTTGCATACTTAGGTGCCATGTTGAGATCAGTATCGGTGACGTTCAGTCCGCCCTCGAATGAACGCACCGTGCTAATTTGCAAGTTGGATTGTGGTTGTTCACCACGTGGATTTAGGTTAGCACTGGTTTTCTTGAGATACATTAACTATTCCCTATAGTAGCCAGGGCTTTGATCCAGGGGGACATTCATTTCGCCGCGCGTCGCCATGCGTGCGGCCCACATTTCAGTTGATCCGCCGGAATGACGATGCCGCTGTCGGTGGCACTCATGTGCTGCTGTCCGTGATCAGACCGTAATTAACCAAAGCCTGTAGCACTGATGCCAACGCCGTGTTACCGCCCTTCGCGCCGGTCACGACCGGCTTCGCTCCGGGTGGAGTGCTTCCCCACAAGCTGAAGCCACGACTCAATTGTAATTGTGAGGCGAGCAGTAAATACGCACCGACCGTGAGATTTCCATCAAGTGTCCCAGTGCCTCCCGAGGCGATTATCCAGGCGTCATGCCCCGTGTGTCCCGAACTATGGAAGTCGATGTACGGCGTTCCCGTCGCCGTGGTCGAGCCCACGATGATCGCGGCGTTGGCGTTTGTCGCGTAAATCGCGTTGTCGGTAGCCAGATTACCGCCAAGCACATTCAGCGAGCCGCCGATATTCACGACGCCGCCGCCCTTGGGTTGGATCAGCAGTCCAATGTTCGCATCCGCTCCGGCGAACAGCATTTGCACCTGACCAGAGCCGGCGGCACCTCCGTAAATACCCGTGTAACAACCAGATGCAACGCCAATGTTAATACCTTGCTGCGCGACAACACTGTTCTGCGCGACGAGCGGACCCGTGGTGAAAGTCGAACCCATCAGGTATGTGTCGGCTTTGAAATTAACGCGTCCGTCCACCCACGCCTGCCCGTTTGGTGCCGCGTTACCGCTGCCCCAGATATACGGATTGTAGTCGTTGCTGGTCGCGCTGAACTGGTTGTTGGTCCCGCCATCGATGACCGCCGGGGCCTGGTTGTTCAACAACGTGTTACCCACGAACATGATGTTCTTCGTCGTGCTGTCCATCGATATGGCGGCGGAACCGGTGCCCGCGTAAGCCTGGAACAAATTGCCGGTGAATAGTTGCTCGAAACCGTTCGCGCCGCTGGTGATCTTGAGGCCCGTCACACCCGTGACGACACCAGAAGGTCCGTTGAAGATATTGTTGGAGAAGATAATCTGCGAAGCACCGATGATGGAAACGTGTGGTGTATTGGCCGGGACCGCGCCGCCAATAGTGTCGAAGTATGTCCCGTGAACAATTATGGCGTCCAATACAGTCGGGAAGGCCACGCTACCAAAAATCGACTGACCATGCAGATAACTATCGGTGATATGGATCTCCATGAGACCCTGACCGCCCACGGTCGGGATTACCTTGACGGCGTAAAGTGTATTCGTCGTGTTGAGGTTCTGGATGTGAACGCCCTGAAGAAAGTCACCGATAACGAGACCAGTATCGCCGTTGACCAGATAGATATCGCGCAAATTGATACCCGCTGAATAGTTCGGCGATACGCTCTGGATCGTGACGCCGATACCCAGACCGCTGGCTCGCATACCATTAGGGTAAACACTGGTGATATGTGACAGCCATGTGGCGACACCGTTGACGCTCTGCACGACAAGCCCCCGGCCCCACACGGTCGTTACCGTTGGACTCTGAAACAGAACGTCGTCCACGAAGATCAGCGCGCCAACCTGTCCAGTCACCGCCGCCGAAGACAGTTTAAGTCCCGTTCTCGTCGTGGAGGCAGCGGTCATCTTCAACGTGATGCCGGTCACACGCATACCACCGTTGTCGGCATACCCGGCGACATTATTGGCCAACATGACGATGCCATCGGCATCCGCCGTCTGAATGATCAACACGGTGGACGCGGAAGCGCCGCGCAGCCATACCATCTGATTGGCTGATGTCGTTACGTTAATGGTCGCGCTAATCACATATTTCCCGGCTGGAAAGAAGACCTCCACCGGAGTGCCTATTGTCAGCGCGTGCGCGACCGCCGCCTGGATCGCTGCCGTATCGTTCGTCGTGCCATCACCTTTGGCACCATAATCTTTTACATTTAAGACCTCAGCCGCACGATCCTGCGCCGACCGCGACACCGTTCCGCCGGTTGCGGTATAATAAACCGGACCGGTCACCGTCGCGTTGCCGCTTAACGGTAAAAAAGGTCCACTACTTCCCGTTGTTGCTTCCAGCACCCACTTCGCGCCGTCCCAGCGATAGCCCACGCCGCTCGGACCAGCTATAGTATCGCCTGTTATCGGAGAATTAGGAAAGTCAAACACTTGGTTGATCCTCTCCATTTATACGTTCTACTGTTGGTGCTGGCATAATGCTGCGCATACACTGTTGCTGAATGGCACCGATAAGCGGGGCGACAGCGTTATATGGTCCGTTAGCCAGCACCTGCATGACGGTTTGCCACTGCTCGGCGGTGAGCGTGACGTCGATGGGTTGGTTGCGTTCGATGGTGGTGCTCATGGTCCGATCAATCCATACGAAGTCAGATCATCGATAAGTGCCTTGACATGCTCGGCCAGAACCGGAAGTGTCACGGAGGACGTAAGGAACGTGGAGCGTGTCGCCGTGCCTGTCGGCGCGCCGTAGCCAGTGCGTTTGGTGATCGGCGCGGTGTTATTAAACCCGGCGTTGCCGTTGACCCTTAAATCCGCGACCGTCGCGGAACCAACGATACCGTCCTGACCGAGTGCACCAGACAATCCATTGTTTGTAATATATACCGCTGGCGAACTACCAACGATGAAAATATGAGTGCCCCCACCACCAGTGACATGGTTCAATACATTCCCAGGTGTAACGGAAAAACCAAATGAACCGCCATATAGATCGATATGGTGCGACAGATCCGTGCCGGATGATGCGTTGACTGAACCGAACGCCACGCCGCTGCTTGTCACGCGCCCACCGCCATTGACGGCGAACCCCGGCGACGAGAACGCATTGCCGCTGAAATTCACCGACGCGAAGTTAACGCCGTTATTGTAGGTTGGCGTCGTGAGGGTTGGATAGAGCACCGGAACGGCCTTGATAAGACTGTCGGTGGCCTGAAAGAACGCCGTTGACGCACCGAACTGGATACCATTCTTGTGATTGTGTGGGTCCTGAAACTGCACGACGAACATTAGTCCGCAGTCATCACCCGCTGCCTGACTCGTCGATTGCGCGCAGTTCTCCAAAATGCCGATGCGCTGATAGACGTTAGACGTGCCGAGTATCTGCACATCCACTTCGCGTCCCACGACCATCCAATAGTTGGACGCACCAGACGCCAACCATGCGATATCGTTTCCACCAAATAGTGAACCGCGAAAATATCCGGTGCCTGGATTGTTTCCGGCAGTCCATCCACCGACGCCGCCTTGAGTGGCGTTCGCGTAGACGATTGACAAATGTGAGGCGAAATTAGCGGGAACAATCGATGGACCTATCGTTGGTGTCGCACCAATCTGTCCGGTCACGGCCATCTTGTTGTGCATGGCCGATCTCGTCGCGGTGTTCGCCGCGTCTGTGTTGCCGGGGATCGCCGATTGCACGAAGAACCCGTGCGCGTCGGCTACGTTAATGATCGCCGCGTCAACGAAAAGCAACTTATTGGCCGCGACCTCATTGCCCGCCAGCGTATCACCTGCCGTAATTGGGCCGCCATACCAATATATATTGCCAAACAGCCAGTTCTTCGTGAAGTCAGCTGTGGACCCCATACCCATGAACAATAGCGCGCCATCGAGATCGCTATTGATACGCGGGCTCGACAGGCCAGCACTAAATGTCGTCACGCCCGAGACCGTCCCACCGCTCAAAGGCAGGAAAGGCATATCGCCACTCAGCGCCGCTATATTAGTAGCAGGCACCCACTGCACTGAATTAGGATCAGCATAACGAACATACAACTGCAAGCTTACACTATCGAACCATAACATTCCACTCGGTGGAGAGTTCGGTGGAGTATCACCAAGTGCAATTGGTGGAATAGAGTTTCGATCAATATACTGCTTAGTTGCAGCATCAAACGGATCAATAGGATCACGCCACAACTTGAGCATACCAGTCATAGTGTCGCCATTACGCGATACACGTTCGCTAAACGCTTGGTTCAACTTATCCGCACGAAGCGGATTTTCACCTCGTGTAAACGATGTGCTCATGCAAGTGGGTCCTGATCCAGAACAAAGAACGAATCATCCATTCCACCAAACGTATCCTCAGTTGGATAACGCGGATCAAGTTCAAGTGGATGCTGACTATAACCAGCCTTAACCATCCGTCTCCTATTCTGTGCTAACACTTGAAACTTATTAACCTGTGCTGGTATCGTACCATCATCCACACAATACATCCAACACGCATCAAACTGTAACAGCAGCGGATCGATATACACTTTATCATTCTGCGCAAGTGGCAGCTTAGGTCGTTGTCTGGCCCACACCACAACACTGGTCGTGCTATTCTTTGGGAACACCTTAAACGGTCTAGCAGCCGTTGTATAATCTGGTGCTATATAAAACGATCCAGTTCCACCAGTTAGCAGCATCGGATTGATACTCTGCGGCAACTCACGCAGCTTGCGGTTGCTGTTCTCAGGGAACACCGCAGCTATATCTCTATATTCTGTGATGGTAGCGAGCGGTCCTACAAGGTCCTGCGTCAAGCTACCAGTTGTGCCATCCAACGCTATAGGCCCGAGATAACACATATAGTCAGGCCACCACATCTCTTCCAACTCAAGCAGCAACGCATCCTGCACATGCTGTTGTATTCTACCTGCACTATAAATCTGCGTCGCTATACCAGGAACCTGCGACAACTCATTAATAACAGTATTTACAATGTCGCTGACCACTGCTGGCATATCATGCTCCTAGATGTGCGGCGGTGTAGTGCCGGTTGGGGAAAACACTACACCGCCTGCCATCCAACAAGTGCTATGCAGCAGCTTGTTGAATACCGTGCAAACCACCATGGTTCGCGGTGTTCACATCATTCAGCATGTTGAATGCTGCACTGATGATATTTGCTCCATTCAGCGTAGTGGTTGGCGTATACATACCACGCGGATCAGTCGTGGTCAGCGTGGCAGGATCGACAAGGCTCGGTGCCTGCAGTGTGCCAGCAGCAGCAAGCACACCATTCGCAATCTCATACACTGCGCGAATGCTCTTGTATGGCAGACCTAGCTTAGCACCAGTGCCGATGTTAACCGTTGCAGCAGTCGCGGTGAACGTCACGTAGCTGAACGATTTGAACGCTTTGTTCCCAACAACAGGCGTCGTGCCATTGAGCGTGAAACTCTCAGCAATTCCCTGATTGAGATAGTCGAAGCCATACACGATAAAGGCAGTAGCAGCAGCACCACTGGCTACGACCGTAATGTTACGACCATACATCTCAGGCAGTACAACACTGCTAAGGTCAGCCTGACCAGTAGCAGCAATGTTGATTGCATTCGCCACGCCATTCGCTACAGCCGCAGTCGGTGCACCGAAGTTGACACGTGTCTCACCGTTGTAGTTCACGTCCGCGCTATACATCATCGCGGGCACATACATCGAGATGCGACGCGGGAAGTTAGTAGCATTAGCCATCAGGTTAGGCATCGAGATTTCCTTCCATGATCTCAGTCAATCCACCAGTGCCACCAGCACGTGGACGGTTGAACTGCTTACGTTCCACGATCTCCTTTGGTGTCAGCACCATGTTGTCTGGCACCTCTTCACCACTGTTCATATCAACCAACCGTGGTTGACCATGCACACCGATACGCGCCAACTGCTCAGTATCATCAGCAGCCACGAACAGGCTATGACCTTGTGGGAAGTAGATCATATAACCATCCTCAAACTCTTCCTTCTTAGGAACAAGTTTGCGCGTGATTACTTCCTTATTCTGCAGCGGTCCAACCTTACGAATGTCCTCTTCGACATGCATGACCATGCGCCAGAATTTACCAGCAATCTTCTCGACTTGGAACGACGGCTTAAAATCCAAGTTGGATTGGGGCATTATTTCTTGTCCTTCTTATCATCCGACTTAGCATCGGTTGGCTTCTCACGTGGTTCGCCTGGACGCGGTGTTGACTCAGGCAACTTATCAGGCGCACGTGTAACACCACCTTCTGGCGGCGGCACTTCTGGTTCAGGCGCAACGATCACATTCACATCGCTGGCATAGCTTGTTGCATTTGGATAAGCATTCAACACCTGTTGATGCTCTACACTACCAGCAACAATCTCAGTCTGCCCAGGCTGCGTCTCGTCATAGCCTTCTAGCTGTGGTTCAGCTTCGATCAACGCTTTGTCTTGGCCTTCTACAGCTTCACGCTGCCGTGTCTTAGCATCAGCAATCGCCTTGTCTCTGGCTTCATTCCGTTTCGGATCAGGCATCTTCTGTCTCCTAGTTGGTCAACACGGCATGTGTGCGGAATGCACGCCACAGGCACCACTGACCTTGCCACACCACACGACTGCCTACCGCATCCACGTTCCATGGAGCGATAAGTTCCTTGACCTTCATGTTCACACCACGCAGCATGTGCAAACGCAGATACTTATCGTTGATGAAGTATGCATAGTTCACGGGGCAATCCTCATCATACATGATCGGTGCACCGTTATGCATCACGCCTTCAAACCCAAGGTCGAACATGCGCTTACCAGCCTTACCCTCACTGAGCGGAATGGTCAGCTTATCGCGCACAGCTTGCCTATACATGCGGTAGATATTACGACCAGCGAGAATGATGCTCGGCTTATCACCCTTCAGTGTAAGGTCCATGAGAATGTCGTCGAACACTTCTTCAATATTCGTGCTGTCCAGACCTCCACCAAATACGTAAGCACTAGTGCGCCATTGAGGCTGAGTAGCACGATTAATACCACCCAGAGTGCCGGTAGTTGGATTCGTGGGAATAAGGCTTCCCAAGCCGAGAGGATCAGTGCCGCCACCAACAGCATACAGATATTGGCTAAACTTATCCTTGATAGATTCCTCCAGGACATTCATCTTCTCCTTCATCAGTTTGAAGATGGCAGCGGCTCCGTTGTTTTCGTCTTGCTCCTGATCACTGATAATGACTGATCCGGCAACGCGCGAGTATCCATACTCAACCGTGTCGAACTCATCTGTTTGGTTGACGGGAAGTGGAGTATAGTAGCTATACGACGTGATGTTCGGGTTGCGACCGACGACGAGCGGATTGGTAATATTGTAACCACCATCCTCATACTCCACACGGTCATTAGCAAACACCCATGCCATCAACGCATTCGACTTGATCGAAGCCATTACCAACTTGCGTCGTGACTTCGTTAGTGTGCTGTGCAGAACATCTGCTACAGCGGG